AATTCTTTGATACGATGCCGTCTCTAGAACATACTGTGACATTAAAGAATAAAGCTGGCAAATCGACTGATGTTGTTCTGAAGGGTCTCAATAGTTTTTTTACGTGATGACCGGATATTCTAATATCGCGGTCTACTATAATACTATGTTCTCTTTGATGCAACACCATAAATACAGTATGTCTGATTTAAATGATATGTATCCTTATGAGAGGGATCTGTTTGTGGACCTATTGATGCAACATCTAAAACAAGTAGAAGAACAAAGAAAAAATGGCTAAGAAAAGAATATTCGCCGGTAGAGTGGGGCCAATAAAATATTTTTTCGATGAGAACGGAAATGTTGTTGATCAAACTGGAGCAGTTGCGCCGCGCGCTATTGCTGCAGCTATACTAGCAGGTATTGAATCTATTCCAGAAGTTAAAGTAGAAGACAAAGCTCCAACTACACCTAAAGCTCCTAAAAAAGTAAAACAAGCCAAATCAAAAGAACAAACTGAAGAAGAATCTTCATTAAGCAGAGTAACACAGAAAGTATCTTCTGGCAGAGGATCAACTAGCGGAACTATGGGTAATATAGCAGATGTTATAGGTCGCGGCACTATCGCTGCTTCTGTAGGATCTGTTCCAAACCTCCGTGGTGTTGCAGCTGCTACACTTGATGCAGCAGGTGTTGGCGGATTAGTCACATTAGGCGGTGGCGGTGGCGGCGGCAGGAGACCCGTTGCGGCCGTAACGGATGGCGGAAAAAATCCAGAAAAAGAATCTGTTGGCATCTTAGAAGGCATCTTGAATGTTCTGAAAGATAATAATGAACTGCTTCAAGACCTATTATCATCATTGACTGCCGCGGCACGAGGCCGCATCGAAGATGCAAGAGAAAAAGAAAAAGTAAAAAAAGAAGAGGCAAAAATAACTTCAGCAGGAGGAGAAGAATCAACTCCTGCTAACAAAGGTATTGGAGGAATTTTAGGAGGATTCTTTAAAGGCGGTTTAGCTAAAATATTAGGTCCTATAGAAATGATGTTGAGTGGGTTAATAGGACCTTTGATGAATTTGGCTAAATTTGCGTTAAGAATTAATCCTATTACGGCTATATTTGGTGCTGCAGTATTTTCTTTAAATGAAACTGATTGGCAAGAAATATTTGGATCTCTTTCAACTATATTTGATGATTTGACTAAAGGCAACTGGATAAGTGCTCTTAGTACTACCATTGCATTAATACCAAACATTTTAATAAAAGGTATCGGAAGACTGATCGCAAACGTATTAGATTGGTTAGGTTTTGAAAAAGAATCTGAAGAATTAAATTCCTTCATTACTAGCCTCGACATTATAACTCCAGTAAAAGACTTTCTAATAGGTCTATTTGATACTATTGTAGCGGCAGTTAAAGGCATAATGCGTTCTTATGTAGGCAATTTTTTAAAATTATTTGATGATATTAATAAACTGGCAGATCAAATATTATCTGGAGATATATTAGGTGCATTAGATACGGCTATGCAACTTATTGTAAGAAGATTTACGATGATACCTGATATGGTTATTCAAGGTGTTGGCAACTTAATTGCAGGCATTATGGACGGCATCGGTTTAAAAGAAGCAGCAGCAGATGTAAAAGAATTTTTAGCTACATTTAACTTGGGTGATTTTGTAATAGAAGCTATTCATCTTGTAATAGCTGATATAAAATTTGCTTTTACTTGGCTTAAGGAGAAAGCGAGTAATATACTCACCACTATAACTACATGGTGGAACAGCTGGACTATATCTGATGTTATAATTACAGCGTTTGAAAACTTTAAAACAAATGTTGGCAATCTATTAGCACCTGTGATCGAATGGTGGAATAGCTGGAGCATAACAGGTGCGATAACAACAGCATTTGAAGACTTTAAACAAAAAATACTTGCTTACTTCGGGCCTGAATTTGTTGCAAAAATAGGAGAGATTGCTAACTTTGATCTTGCCGGTTATATTAGCAAAAAGATAGGTGAAGCTATAGATACAGTTAAAAACATGTTTGCTAATCTCGGATCTATAGTCAATGATTATGCCTATGATCTGTGGGAATCTACTGTTGGTGAATTTTTGCCGAATCCTCTTACTAAATCATCAAGTGTAATGGCTGCAGGAAGAGGGGCTGAACGTTCAGTTCTAGCTGCTGTTAAAAATGTGACAAATAGCAGGCCTTCTTCAATATCTCCTAGAGTAGATACAGAACCGACTTTTAATAATCAAGAACAGCCTACATTTACAGGTTCTGCTAGCGCTAATTTTGGCAACAGTATGGCGGATCTAATGCCGATAGAAAATCCGACTGCTCCTGCGTTCTTAAAGAGAGTAAATGATATTGCTATATCGGATTCAACTCCTGCTGCACCTATCATAATAGACAACTCTACGAAGAACAATGTGACAAATAGCAGGCCTTCTTCGATATCTCCTAGAGTGAGTTCGGGGGCGCCAAGTACCGCCCCCGTTATGTCTCACATAGATAGATCTTTGTATCCGTTTATCGGAGCGTATCCGTAAGGATCACTCAGATGCAAGTTTCTTAAAGAAACTAAGATCTTCATCATCGTCATCCCATGGAGCAGCAGCCTTAGGGGCTTCCTTCATAGGTGCTGACTTCTGAGGAATCTGGAAAGCATCTTCCTCTTCATGATGTGCAGCTGCTGGAGCAGATGCGGAAGATCCCAATGCCTTCTCGAGCTTTGCCTTGAGCTCAGCATACGACTTGAAGTGCTTAAGATCGACAAGCTCTGTCAAGGAATGCTCACCCTTCCAGATCGTCTCCATAGCAGCATCATCTTCGAGCAGGACAGATGGCTTATCAAACTCTGACTTATCATAGTTACGATAACCTTCTACCTGACGGATCTTCAACTTGAAGTTAGCACCTTCCCAGAAGTCAAATGGGTTGATCTTCACATCATCAGCGAACTGAGGATGCATCGCTTCGTTCAACTTGTCGAAGATCTTCTTGCCGTACTTGAACAAGAATACCTTTCCATCATTCTCAGGACGAGTAGGATCCTTGATGACCATGATGTTTGAGTAATAGCTAAGACGACGCTTCTGTGCCCGGACGATTGCCTTATTCGCTTCGATCCCAGAATTCCAGAGCTTCGTGTTGTACTCAGATACAGGATCTGCCTGACCTAGAGTAGTCAAGCTCCGCTCGATATACCAACCACCAGCACCCTGGAACCCATGGTCCCAAATGCGAACGAAAGGCACATCTTCTCCGACTGGCGCGGGAAGAAAACGGATGACCGCATAACCATTCCCTGCCTTATCGACGTCTGGTTTCCAAAACCTTTCGTCGTCTTGACGATTGCCTTCCTGAGACGTATTCTGGCTCAGTTTGTTGAGTTCTGCAGTGAGCTTGTCAAAGTTTGACTTGCGATTCTGCTTCATTGCTTCAAAGTTAATTACAGTCATTTATATTCTCCGTTGTATGACGATGTATGATTTATTACGATTTATGATATATCAAGAAAAACGCTTTCTCAAGATATCACAGTATTTATCCTTTTCATATTCAATGAAAGGTCTAAATTTCTTGCAGTTCATGGCGATCTTTGGCCATAGGACTGGATCAGTGATCTTCTTATTCCAAGAGCTAAAGAATCGAACACAATCATTGATGATGATGAATGTCTCTTTAGATATCTTCTTGCGATTAAGAAGTTTAAGTAGATGAGGATAATCACCTTCTTCTACTTTGAAGTTATCATCGAAATCTTCTAATAGATTATCGATATCATTATTAAAGATATAAGTCAGTGACTGCTTACGTCTTAGATAATCATTATACACGTATTCTTTGTTAGTGTCAAACATATCTCCGACCCATAGCTTGCTATTTTCAGAGAAGTTTGCGACAAGGAACGTCAAAGGATCTTCATGCTTTGACAGCTTATAGAACATGTACTTGTCTTTACGTGTCTCGAACGTATGTTCAGATGCGTTGACTTTGCCGTGATATTTGAAGTAATCATATGACTCAGTCGTGAAATGATTCTTGATAGCGGTATATAATTTGTATGCTTCAAATGGTGTAATTGTATTTCTCCATTTAAAAAAATATAAATAGAATGTAGTTCACGGAGTGGAGTCCCAACTACTCTATGTCAATAGGAGACACAGCATGATCTATTTATATGTAAAAACACATAATTTGACCGGGTTAAAATACCTCGGTAAAACTACTCATAACCCATACAATTATAACGGCTCAGGTAAATATTGGCAACGTCATTTAAAAGAACATGGTTATAGTATTTCAACTGAAATAATATTTCAAACTAAAGATAAAGAAGTATTTAAAAATACTGCAATTTTTTATTCTAAATTATGGAATATAGTTAAATCAAACGAATGGGCTAATTTAACTTTAGAAGAAGGTCAGGGAGGATCTACTAATAAAGGGCGTAAATTTGGACCTAAACCAGAACATATAAGAGAAAAACTTAGAGTTGAAAAAGGTCCAAGAGGCCCTCAAAAAAATCCAAGAAAATCTGGGTATAAAAGACCTAACTATAATCCATCACCAGAAGCTAGAGCTCTCATGGGACGTAAAGGTATTCCGAGAGGCATAGAATCAGCAAAAAAAGCTTGGATAACAAGACGTACTAACGTAATTAAATCGGCAGTCGTGCTGTCTTTCTCATCAGATTGAGTTCTTCAGCCTCATATTGGATCTTAGATTTCAATAGAGTGCTTTGCTTGATCATCGAAGCCGCAGTTTCTACTTCGATATTGTGTGTCTCGCAATAATAGATGACAGCATCAAAGAATCCGATCTTCTTATCTGATACTAGCTGTGTTATCTCTTTCACAAAATCTGATGATGTCTTGATGTTATTTAACTGCATTGAGTTCCTCTAATCTATTACTTATTATCAACGAAACTCTTGAGATCTTCTGCTAATAGCAAGATTTCAGATTTAGTTGGATATCCTAGTCTTGAGATCATCGTCTCACGCTCTGCTTGATCTTGAATCTCACGAGCACGTTCTAGATCAGCGTAATACTGACCTGTGAGTTGGCTCTGTGCAAAATTCAATAGATCGAGGCGGATCTCGTATGGTGTCTTAGTCATGTTATAGTCTCCTGTTGTGTGTTTGTTGTGTCAGTTCACTTAGCGATCTTTTCGTATTCGCTATTGATCTCTTCTTGTAGATACCACATCGCTTTATGCAGATCTTCGATCCTCTTCGAAGGATCCTTCTTTCCTGCACGAGCAATATATTTGACCGTATTTCCTAGCGAGAATCCCAATTCCCAAGCCCTTATCACTTTGATTGCTTCATAAGGATTTTCCTTGCCGCCGTAGTGTTCAGGATGATTGACAGCCTCTTTCTTATTGGCAATCTTCGAGAACAAACTAACATTAGGTTCGGGTTGTTCTTGTTCTTTATTTTCTTCGTTAGGAGGGTTCCTATTCAATGTAAATGCCATCATTTCCTCAAAAAGTTTATACAACCCATATATCATATTCACTCCAAATATTAAGTGAGCCCGTTGTTTGATAGGGTGGAGCTCATACCCCAGACTCAATTCTTAAGCAGCAATTTTCATTGCGGAATAAGGAACGTTGTCATTAGATGCAGTTCTTGCATTTAGTTTTTTTGCTTCTGTCTCGATCTTATCTTTACTACACCAGTCGATCCTATTTCGCCCCCATCAAAAAGAAACTATGTGCATTTTAGTCTGTTTAATTAGTTTTGAATATCTAACAAATAATGCATTGTTATACAACCTAATTACAAAACCAACGTGGTTTGAAGACAATGGATAAAAATTTATCCCATTTTTTATCTTTTGACCTTCGTCTCTCACATATATCATATATAACTTCTTTTTGGTGGAGGCGCCGGGTACCCGTCTTGCTCTGTATGAAATTGTGTCTGCTAACAACAAAAGCATTGTATTGTTCTAATAATTCAGGATTAGATTTCATATCTTTCTTGATCATCACCATATCTTCTATAGTATTTCTCAATACAGGAAAGAAAAAACATATCGGTTCATCTTTATTGAAATTGATTACTCGATATGCATCTGTTAATTGCCAATTCATTGTAAAGGTATATGGCGCCCAATCTGCCTCATATACACCAGAAAGGGGGTGAGCACCGGGCTTAACAAAATTCGGAGCTCCTGTGATATAAATGTTATAATTAGGAGGAGTTCGTATTACGCAATCGATGCTAAAGGTCACGATACCCATGCCAAATATGCTCTTAGCAATGTTGTTATAATTTTTATGTATTCTTACGCCATCAAAAGCATCAGTGCCGTCCCATGACACCTGAATATCTTCTTTCAGATAAAATGCCCATCCGTGTTGATTGGCGATTCCCATAGGAAGGCAACGATATGCCTTTGACCTATCCATCCAATATCTCTCTAATCTTCCTTTATCTAAGGTAAGAGAGTTGTCAGTATGCATATAATATGCTATGATCTGATTGTTAGACTGCAATTTATATTCCGAACTGATCTGCATATTGCTTACGAACTTGAAGCAACTTATCTACATAATAGTTTCTTCTATCTTCGAATACTTGAACTTCATCATCGTCTACTGATATGATGATCACTATCTTGCTGACAGGTATTCCTGTACGTTCTTCGTACATGATAGCATATGTCGATGATAGAAAGCATACCTTTAAACTCAGCAACACAATCGACTGTACCCGCCATCTTGAGATAATCAGAATACAACCTGACCTCTTGCATATGGACGTTATCGATATTATCATCGATGACTTTCTTCAACAGCGTGAAGTTGATAACATCATTATAATCGTAATCATCTGGAGTTATCTCTGCTCCATTGATATAATCTTCACAGAGCTGATGTATGCGAGTTCCTCGCTTAGATGCAGTAGAGCTTATCTTATTTGCTTCTGCTTCGCCGACACGGGCTCTCCATGCGGCGATACCTTTTGCACCCATCAATCCTGTGACTGTGGTGACAGAAGGGTAAAGGACACCGGCAGGAGTCTTGTAGTACCTGCCAGTGTCAGTATTGACTTGTTCTAGTATCTCACCAAGCACATGATCACTATCTTCGCAATAAGGTTTTTTAGTGAAAGATTTTCTGTTCTTCAGTAAAGTTTGCAGCATTCACAGGCACGATTCTTTGTTTAGGGTTTTCATATTGTGCTTTCTTAATAATAAAGTCTTTGACCAATCCTGATCTTACGATGTCTTGTTCTTCAAATTCAATACATGAGAAGTACTTGGTCATCTTGTTTAGGATGGTCATGAAGTGGAATATTCCGATCTTCTCATCATCCCATTTCAGATCAGTCTGTCTATAATCTCCACAGAAGATGATCTTTGCATTGTTTCCTGCTCTGGTGATGATAGTACATAGCTCTGAGTAAGTCATGTTCTGACATTCATCTACTAGAATGATCGTATGATCTAGAGTCATTCCTCTCAAGAATGATGATGTCTGAAAGTCGATGATGTTTTTTGATTTGAGTATATCATAAGCATCGCCACGTCCATATAGCTCATTGCATATTGATTGATATGGTGCTTCGTATACTTTTGATTTTTCTTTGATTGATCCCGGAAGGAATCCCATCTCTCTTGATGGCACCACTGATCTGATGATCGTGACGTTGTTATATTCTTTATATTTTTGTATCTCTTCTAGTGCGAGGTAAAGGGAAATGAATGATTTTCCTGTACCAGGTAGTCCGTGTATGAGTAGATGCTTACCGCTGGAAAAGTCTCGAAATACAGTCTCCTGATTCTTTGTTTTAGGACCAATATTTTTAAGTAATAGGTTGTTCTTTACTTGATGTTGCTCGTTTCTTTTTTGTTGTCTATTTTGTCTTTTTTCTGAACGAGAAGTCTTTTCCATGAGTTTCCTTTATTTGCTAAAAGGTGTTGATAGTATTACCCCTCCCACTAGCTTTTTTTACACGTTTGAGAACATCACGAAAACCAGAATCAGGCTTACGAATGCCTAATCTGGTTGGGTCTGCTATAGCAGTCATCGAAGGGATATGGTTGAGATGTTTGTTATTTTCAGTGTAAGTGTCTAATTCAGACATAGGCATGCTAATGTCAAAATATTCTTCTGTCTTAGTATCATAAAAAGTATAAGTTGCCATTAAACCTTAACACCTCTAGATGCCCAATACTTTTGGACGTCATCTTTATTTATGGGATCCAATCCCTTAGCACGCATCTCTTCTTCGACTAAATCTTGCAAAAATGCAGATTCGCTGACATTGCGTGGATTAAATTGTTCATCGATGATCTTTTGAGCATCTGTCGGATTACTGTTCAGTGTCTGTGTCATTTGTTGTTATTCTCTCTAATGTGGATTTTAATCTGAATGTGGCTTCTGGTTCGAATTTTTTCATCACAGCGACAGTCTCATGTATGCCTCTTTGCCTACCTTGAGCCCAATAGTAGGAAGAAACGCCAAACATCAGCATCGTATACCCTACTGCTGTGATTATATTATCAATCGTCATCATATGAAAGCAATCTGTCTAGATTCTTTGCTCTTAAAGCATTATCATAGTTACGATATTGCTTTTGATGCCTGTCACGCTTGATCTCTTTAAAAGATACATTTTCTTCATCTATAAAGGATTTCTTATTGGTCGTCTTTACTCTAGCATCAAACTTCTGATACATGTTAGTAGTCTTAGTCATAGTTAGAAGAGCTCCGGATATGCTGCTTGCACGATTTCTTTAGTTATCCCCTTGTATGGGCTTTTCTTATCTTTCATTGCTAATAGCAATTTCGCATCTTCAGCTGACACTGCTTCTAGCACTTGGATAAAGATCTGTTCTCTGCGGATAGGTTTCAGGTTAGGATTCCCGCCTTCGACAAAGAGATAAAACCTGTTGATCTCTTGCATCAGAGCCTTAGGTTCGTCAAACTGGCTAGCCCTAAAAGGAGGATCTCCTTCTGGGAGGAGGAACTTGATCCTAGGATCAAACATATATTTTAAGATAGTCTTCACTGAAGCATGGCTATTATATTTCAATGCTTCGATCCTATCTTCTTTCTTCTTCAATTCATTGATTTGTGTCAAAAACTGTGACACCGATTGCATCTTAAAAACGAATTTTGACATATTAAAAATCACCTACGCTATCCATTAGAAGTTTCAAATTATGTGAGATAAAATAGTTGAATAGCTTGCTCCTATCCTTACCATTTTCTTCGTTATATTTATTAATTACGCTATTTCTGATGTTTTCAGGGATCTTCGTCAGATCTACGAGCAGTTCATTACGAGCGAAGTTCCTCTTTAACATCTCCTGAGAGATGCCTTCTGACTTGAACAGATCGATCTTCTTCTGTGTCATGGGTTTCTGACGCTTATCCGTGACGAAAGTATCATCATCAGAAAGGATGTTCGGGATGCCGTCACCTTGATCACCTTTGAGGATATGTTCGTAGAGATACTGCTGAGGATTGTCTTCCTTGATCCATTTCTTACGGATAGGATCGTATTGCTTCACTGTCGCATATTTTTGGAGCTGAACGAAGTCCTTATCAGCAGAAAGGATGAGGATCGTCTCATTATTGTTCTCAGTGACGAGAGTAGCGATGATATCATCTGCTTCTGCAGATTCTACTTGGATCACTCGATAGGGGAAATTATCTTTGATCTCTCCTTTGATCTTGTTGAAGATATCAAACACTTGTGCCCAATTGATCTCAGAAGCATCACGATTCTTCTTACGATTTGCTTTGTAGTATGGGAATACTTGTTTACGCCAATAGTTCCTATCATCACAAGCGATCACGATCTCGCCATATTCATGCTGAAATTTTTGCTTGTATGACCGTAAAGAGTTTATTACCATATGTCTGAACAATCCTTCTTCCAAAGGAATGTTAGTATGATTTCCTAATTGCATCATCAGGTTCGAAATCATTACCTGATTAAAGTCCACGATTACCATTTTAAAGTTTCCAATATTTCATTATATATCTATTATATATACTATTTGTTAAGATGTCAAGTTAGTTTCTTGCTGTTCTTTTGCTTTTTCTAGATCTTCTTTTACTTCATCAGATATCGTGATGACATTATCGATGATCTCATGAAATGGATGCTCGATCCTCTTATATCGATATACGAGAGCTTTGATTGTCTCTTCAACAAACGTGAAGTCTTTTATGTGACCTTCGTTCATACGAACGACAAACCCATAAGTTGCTAGAACGCTTGCCATCGCCTCGAACACATCATCTGCTACTTCGTCGCAGTATTCTTGTCTTACTGATCGGATATGATCGAGAGATTCTTCAATGCTCGAAGGAAACATCTCTAGACCTTTATTGGGGAAGTTTACTATGTTTTCTGTCATTGTCTCACCACTTTAAGGATTACTACATTTGTATTTATCCTGTCTGTGAATGCGATAGGCTCAGATTTGATCTCTTCCATGAGCTTGCGTAGAGTGATCTTGCCCCCAGAAAGAACCTTCTTTACATATTCTTCTGGCTTACGACCGATACGCTTGATCAAGGAAGAATCGCTGTCGTACCCATCGATGCTAGCACCCTTGACGGTGAGACCTGCAGGACCTCTAGCACGATACACGCCGAGCGTCTTATACTTAGTATTGAACACCCAGAGCTCTTGAGCTGCGATGATAGTTGCAGGGTCGCATGACTGTAGCTTATACTCATTGCTCTCTTTCTGATACTTAAAGTTCTTCAAGAGCTTTTCTGTAGTAGGTGCTTTCTTCTTACGAGGAGCACGGGCCTTCTTGATGTTGCCGCTATAGCGTTCTGCATCTTCCAAGAACTTAGTGAAGAATATGATACGATCTTTCATATTTTTCTTTGTCATATGAGAATATGCTTCGTTAAGATCTGCATCGCTACTCGTAGCAGCAGCATACAATTCCATGAACCATGGCTTATAATGATCGATTATCTTAGTAGCATACATCGCAGGAATCTCATTCTTCTGCAACCATTCATAGAGTGAGAAC